TCTGGGCTTGTGTAACTACTTAAGTTAACTATTCGTAAATCATTCATAAAATAATATAATCGTTATCAAAACTATCTTCTGTATTATAAACTCCATCGTTTACAGAATAGTAATCGTTGTTTACTTGGTTTACTGTTTGGTCGGTACAAAATACTCTATCCTTGTATATTATAACAGTTCCGTTTTTAATTTCAAGTGTGTAAAAGTCTGCTTCAGTTAAAGTGCCAAATGCCACAGTAAAAGACATATAATTTACGTCTGTTGAGGCTGTAGGAGTTTTAGTTATAACCGTTCCAGTGCTTTCACTTGTAAGCGTTACAGTAATCGCTCCATTAATAAACTGTCTAGGGATTACCTTAAAAGTTTTATCTCCGTTTGTTGCTATTAACTTCATACTAATATATAAACAAAACTAAATTATTTTGTATAAAAAAAAAGCCCTCCCAAAAGGAAAGGCTAATTTTAAATATAAATAAAATACTAAGCTGGTACTATTGAAGTAGCAGAGTCAATATCTGGAACAGTACAGAAGAACGGAGGATTAACCTCAGTTGCAACCGCTGTTAGTGTAAATCCTTGCAAATCTCCAGCAGCAGCACCAGAAACGATAGTACCACCAGTGATTTCAGCACCGTTGTCTTTACCTACAAGTAAATACTTAGTTGTTCCTGCTCCGTTTGGATAAAGCTCAACTACATACTGAGCACGACCTCTATTTAGAAGCTTAATCTCTTCTTGAGTTGCTACGTCTAACAGTTGGAAAGTAATGTTAAGTGTACTTTCGTAAAATGTCGTTCCGTTTTCTCTACTCGATGTCACACTTGTCTCAAGTGATGTTTGACCTCCTTTTACTTCAAACTTGAAGAACTCAGCAGTATCATCTGTTGGTAATGTTACAGTTCCTGCAGTGTCTCCTAAAGCAGCAACCACAGCACTATAATCTATAATGTAAATATTTTTAATTCCAGCAAAGGCGGTTTTACATCCTACCCCTCTACCTTTTGTTATTGCACAAGCCATATTTTTTGATTTTAAATAAAAAAGGGTAGGCAGTTTTTGCCCACCCCTTAATATCAGTTAGTTAGTAATTAAGAATAAAGCACGATATCAGAACCGATTCCGATTTGTACCCCTGCAGTATAACGCATAACTACGCGTACATTATCATCCCCTAAAGATTCGCTGGTGTCAATCACAGCTACTTTATTTCTATCGTCCAAAAGCCCAGTGCCGAAAAATAAATTTGACTTAGGGCTCAAAAGCATTTTGTTGCTTCCGAATCCTTTTGCTACAAAGATGTTAACACCTTCAAAAGATAAAGCACCACCATTGTACCACTGTGTACCTTTGTTATCTGTACCAGCTCCTCCAATAGTCGCAGTAAAACCTCCGAGACTACGAATATAAGATTGTGCTACGTTAGTAGAAACGTAAAGAGTTAAATCTTCTTTACCTAAAATAGCTGGTGCGTTAGCAACTGCTTTGTCTATCACAGCACCCATTTGAGCAATTACGTTGTCAGATGTAATAGTTACTGCAGTAATATCGTGTACACCACCATCAGCTAAAGCTACTTGTAAGAATCCATCAAAAGAACCTTCTCCAGCAGCACCGCTCCAAATAGAGTTTTCAGTAGCGTTAGCAACCTCAGCAGCTACTCTTGAAATAACATAGTCAGAAAATAAAGGAGGCAATTCGTCAAAAGCACTAAAGCCCATTTGAGCAGCTTCCCAGTCTGCGTGTAATTCTTTCTTACAAATCTGTAAGTTTACTTGTAGTTCAGTTGGTGTTAATACTTTCTCTGTTAAAGTAAGTCCAGAAGTTGTAGAATCAAAGTCACAATCTGCAGAACGTACTAAGTTAGAAAAAGTTCCTACTTTCATAGCTGCCTTGTACTTGATGTTAGGCAGTATTGTAATTGCTCCAGCGTCTAAAGTTGAAGCAGATAATAGAGCAGCACCTAAGTACTTCCCTGCGAATTCCCCAGCATATGAGGAGTTTGTAATCGTTGGATTAGCCATTTAATTTAATTTTAGTTGTTAATTATTTTGTTTAATACTCTGTCTAAAGTTGAAGGTTTACGGTTTTGTGCAAACTTAAAACTTGGTTTGTTTGTTGAATCAGCTTCTGGGTTAGCCAGAATAGGCTCAGCTGCTGGTTCGTTTAATTCTTCTTGTACCTCTTGTGGTACTTCGCTTAGTTCGTGCTTAGAAAGTTCTTCAGTAATAAGATTCCCTAAATCCTCAGAGCTTAAATCTTCTTTAGGCTCTAACATTGCTTTGATTTCTTCAATCATTTCTTTAACCTCAGCAAGTTCTTCTTTAGTTGCATAAGCCATTTCTTCTTTCTCTTCTTCTTCAGCTTCTACTTCTTCTACTTCTTCTTCTCCAGCTTCTTTAACCTCAGAGATAATTCCCTCTTCAGCTACTACTAAGATACGTCCATCTTCGAGTTGATACTCTCCAACAGGTACAGCTACACGCTCGTCTTCAGTAACGATAAATACTTCGTTATCTGCTTCAAATGAATCTGCTTCTAATACAGTACCATTATCTAAAGCTTGTTGTTCTAACTTAACCTCTTCGTTAAGGTTTAAAACATCCTTGATTTTTTCAATCACATTGTTTGACTTCATACTTATATATAATTTAGTTTAATTTATTTTGCATTTTTATAAAAGTTTTCTTAAAGCCTGTAAAGTTTTTAGATATTGATTAACAGGTATTTTAACTCCTAACTCTTGAGCCATTTTTTCAGCTTTTTCGATAAGTCTATCTAATAAGCCAATGTTTTTTCTTGCTTCTTTTATTTTAGGTTCATTTTTCTTTTCAAGAGTTTTAACGCTAGACTTTATATTTTCGTAACCTTTAGAAGTACTTTCTAATTCTTTGTCAGCTCTATTGCTTTCTTGCTTGGCACTTTCATATTTATCCTCTAAATCAAAAAATTTATCTCTTAATTTATCTGCTTTTCCAGCATCTTTTTTAATATTTTGCAAACGTTTTTCTAGTAATTTTTTTTGTTTATCTAAAATTACATTTCTATCTTTAACTTCTTTAATAATAGACTGTGAAGAGATTTCTAATTTTTGTAAATCGTCAACAATACCTAACTCAATTTTTTGAGATGTTAACTCCGTATTATTGCTTTGTGCTTTTTCAGCTTTTGATAACTGTTTTAATACTCTGTTTAATGTACTCATTTTTTATATATTTATTTATTATACGTTTCCTATCCCTTGAGCTCTTAAGCTACCATCACAGCACTTAGTTTTGTATGTATTGTCTTTACATAAACAACCACCCCTACGACTGCCTTTAGGGCTTGTCTTACTTGGTGTTATAAATTCTTTAGATTTGTCTTTAATCATTTATTAGTTTTTGATACATTTACCATCTTTTTTCTTATAGCCTTCTGGGCACTTGTCGTACATTTCTACGCTATGCTGTTCGCAAGGCATAAACCAAGTCTTTCCCTCGTAATCGTGTGTATGTATTCCCTCACAACCTAAATCGTTAGACATCTCTTTAGCTTTTTGTTCTGTTGAGTATGCAAGTCTATCGTCTATAATAGCAAAATCTTCGTTTACTGTCATAGAAGCAAGGCTTAAGTTTTCTAACTCTTTTAGCTTACTACCTGCCCATCTTAAACCAGCTTTACCACCCCATAGCAAATAAGAGATAGTGCCACAAGCCTTAGAATCTCCTTCGTCATAATACTCTTCAGCTCTTGACAAATAGCTAAACATTCTTTTTATAGTTTCTTTGCTTATTGGTTTTCCTTGTGCTAATTGCTGGGCTCTTATCTTTCCTACTTGAGTAGCACATTTATTGTCTACTTTCTCGTTAAGCTCTAAACCTCTTTTAGCGTTATTCTTTACGCCACTAGGATAGTCTGAGTAACTTTCTAAAACTGTTTTTTTACCACCTTTTACACGCTTATCGTTTTTAATAATAGCTGTTACTTGGCTTAATAAATAATCTGCTTCCGCTTCTTCTATCTTAGCTAGTTCGTCTTTAATCTCTTCCTTAGGTCTTTCCATCTTGTCAGCGAAGTACCCTTCAATACTAAATCCTTTTACCTTACCAGTCTTTACAAACTCATTCCAAATTTTTTCATTGTTGACTTTCACAGAACCGACCCAAGTACCTAAAGGTAAATCCATTCCATACTTTACGCTCTTGTCGTGTACCTTATCTTCTACTAGCCAAGACTCAACTAAGCTTAATCCTTCGATTGCATATTGGTGCTCTAAAGTAGAGTTGTTTTGTTTCCCTTGTGTTAAGTACATTTGAGACGCTTTTAATACAGTATCTTTTGAGAAATATATATAATACTCATCATCTCCGTTACGTCTGTAAATAGGCTTGTTAGGTATTAATAAAGCACCCATAAGGATTCTACGTTCTTTGTCAACCTCAGCAAGTTTAAACTCTTGAGATTTAAGAGCTATAAAGTCTTCTTCAATAGCAGGGTTTTCTACTACGCTAATAGCTTCGATTCCTATTTCTTGGTCTTCGTCTAAAATTAGTTCTACTATCCGCATATTATTATATAAATGTTTTTAATTTATTTTGTATTTTATCCTATTGTAGCACCTTCAACAATATTGTTCTGTAAACTCTGTGCTGTTGTTACATCATTAGCTACAACGAAAGCTTGTACTGGCTGTTGAGACTGTCCACCGATTGCATCAGCTAATTGATTTGAATCGCTTGAGCCTACAACGTTAAAAGCAGGCGGAGCTGGAATAGAACCACCAGAAGCACCACCACCAACAGAAGCACCACCTACATTAGTCTTAGGTATTTTTGTGCTTAAAATTGTTTTTACGTTAGTTAAACCTGTAGCAATTATCGCAATAGCAGAAGCAATACCACCAATACCACCTTGTGCAATAGCTTTGTTTGCACCTACATAAGTATCTATTGTAGCAGAAGCAACCCCTAAAGCCTTACCTGCAGCAGTACCCTCTCCAGCAATACCTGCTAAAGTACCAATAGCACTACCAAGAGCTTCATTATTGGCTAACTGTGCATTTTTAGTATCCTCATCTATTTTCTTCTTAGCATCATCATTAGCTGTTTTAGCGGCTAAATCCTCTGCGTTAAATTCTGCGTTTAGCTCTAATAGTTGTGTATTAAATTGTGTTTTAGCTGCTAACAGTAAAGCGTCTCTCTCTATTACGTCAGTAACCTCTCTATTTATTAACTCTTTTTTTAATTCTAATTCTTGAGCTAATTCTTCTCTCTCTATATCCCTTTGAGACTTACCTATTAACGCTAATTCGTTTTGTAGTTCTTTCTGCTCCCTTAGTAAAGAGTTTGTATTGGTTTGTTGTTCACTTCTAAACCCTGTTATCTGTGCCTCTATTCCTGCTTGTTCGTTTAAAGCTTCTTGATAAGCCTTTTGAAGCTCTATATTATCTTTGTTTTTATCTAACTCTACCTTTGCTCTTTGAACAGCTAAAGCAGCGTTTGATTTCATAGCCACCTCTTGCTCGTCTAAAATAGTAGCTAACTTATCATTTGCTTTTATTCTTTCCTCTATGCCTTTAGACTCATCGTCTCTTATTTGTCTTTGTAGTTCAGCTTGTCTGTCATAGTCTTCAATTAAACCTTGATTTAATACTGCCGCTAATTCAGCTTTGTTTTTTAATTCAACATTTAATTTAGCTTGTTCTTTGGCATTTTTTATACTTATTTTCCCTAGCTCTTCTCCAGCTACTTTACCAATATTAGCAACCTCGCTAACAGCATCCCCTAAGTTGGTAGCTATATCTTTCCCAGCATTTAAAGCATCAACTGCAACCTCTGCAATATTTTTAGAAGTTTCTTTTATCCCTTCATTTAATCGCTTTATA